AGACCGCTAGAACACCCAGAACGAGCCGCGCAACTAGTTGACCTGACAGGCATTAACTACGGCAATCTTAGCCCGACTGATGTTGATGGCTTCCTTGAGATAAAGAATAAGCTCTTTGTCTTTCTTGAGTTTAAGAACGAGAACGCTCCACCAATTGGCTACGGGCAAAGGACGGCACTGGAAAGGGTTGTTGATGCCTTACACCAAAGCGGAAAGGTGTCACTGGCTGTTATAGGGCAGCACAACACGGCACACACTGAGATAGTTAACGGGGCAGCAAGTAAAGCCTTAGAAGTGCGCTGGCAAGGGCAATGGGTGAGCTTAGAAGATAAAAGATATACAGTTAAAGACTGTGTGAACAAAGCAATGACCTACGCTTTTACATAACAAAAACAACAACCTTAAAGATAAGAAAAATGAGTTTTTACCAAAAAACCAAAGAGACAGAAGAAATTGCAAAGATTTTCAGCAGTCAACCATTAGAAAAATTAGAGCGAATCAAAAGCAACATAGAATATTTGATGGGAGACATAATTCGTCAAAAAACCTGTGAAAGAAAAAAATCTGAAGTTAAAAAGATTCAAAAAGCTATTTCTCAAATTATTCCAAATGCAAAAAATATTAAGATTGTATCTTTTAAATCAAAAAATGTTAATATTTGGGCAGAAGAAACTGAAATAAGCACTCTGAATAAAGGAGAAGGCTGGCATTCCGTAACAATACAAGAAAATGATTTTGAACGTAAAAAAGGGTTTTCAAAAGATGTCGTATTAAAAAACAAAAGTAACAACCTGCATAAATATAAGTCTATTTTTAAACGTAAATATAATGTTGGCTTCCCTATAGTTTTTGCAAACCAAATTGAAGTTTGTCCTTTTTGTGGACGTTTTAGTGTGTGTCATGAGAAATCAGTTTATCATCCAATTCTATGTAGGTGGGAGATTGATAATTCTGATTTAGATTTAAATCTTGAATTTCTGAGAGATGTAAAAACTAATTTTTTTCAAGAATCTCATGTTTACAGAAGGTGTTATCAATGCCACGGGAAGTCCAGAATTCAAGTTTTAAAAGCAGTAACAAAAAATCAAGAACGATTTAAAATAAGCGAAGACAAGATAAAAAGAATTCAAAACAAAAGAAATAAAAAGAAAAACAAGAAATCCCTTAAACCTTTTAAACCAAAAGAAAAAGAATTCATTGAGCCTGTAATAAAGCAGAAGTATTTGTATTTAATGAAAGATGAAATCAATGGAGCTTACAAGATTGGTGTCAGTAACAACCCTAAGTATAGAGAGGCAACTTTAGCTTCCCAAAAACCGTCAATAAAGCTTGTAGGTATGTGGGCTGAGATGGGAGATAATGAAAGAGATTGGCATGAATACTTTAAGAATGAACGAATGCGTGGAGAATGGTTTGATTTAACGGCTGCTCAAGTAAGGTTTTTCGTATCAAAATGCCAAAAAAACTTAGGAGCGCCATTTAAAGAATTAATCAAATGAACACCACTCAAAACACTGATTTGATGCTAATCGTTGAAAGACAAGGGCTTACGGGTCCTCCCTCCGGTGAGCGTCTCTTAGTCATCTGCCTCACACCATTTTTCTAGTCAAAACTTTTTTCAAATGCTACTTTGTTTTTGCAGATGAATAAGAAACCCAAACAACCCAAAGAGCTTGAGAGCTTAGAAGTTAGCAAGCTGATACCATATGCAAGGAACAGCCGCACACACTCAGAAGAGCAAGTGATTCAAATAGCTGGCAGCATTCAAGAGTTTGGATTCACCAACCCGGTTCTCATTGGAACTGACAATGACATCATTGCCGGGCATGGCCGAGTAATGGCCGCTAAGAAGCTCGGCATCAGCAAAGTGCCTTGCATCCGTTTGGGGCATCTTACCGATGCTCAAAAAAAGGCTTACATCATTGCTGACAATAAGCTGGCACTTAATGCTGAATGGGATGAAGAGTTGCTTGGTGTTGAGCTTAGTGAGCTAAGAGAGCAAGATTTTGATTTAAATCTAACGGGTTTTGATGGTGATGAAATTGAAAGGATTTTAAATCCTAATGAGATTGATTTTGAGCCGGGAACAGAAGATGACCAAGGCAAACTTGATGAGTTAAAACCTAAAATTGTAAAATGCCCGCATTGCTTTAAAACATTTGACTCAAGAGAGCATGAGCAAGAATGATTTGAAAATAGACTGGGCAACTTATGAAGCTTCAAAATATGCTTGTGAAAATTGGCACTATTCAAAATGTATGCCATCAGGAAAATTAGTTAAAATAGGTGTCTGGGAGTTTGGGAAATTCATTGGAGTTGTAATTTTTGGGCATGGTGCAAATCACAACATGAGCAAAGCATTTGATTTAAAACAAAATCAAGCTTGTGAGCTTGTTAGGATTGCTTTAACTAAGCACAAAAATGCAGTTTCCAGAATATCTGCATTGGCAATAAAGTTTCTTAAAAAGAAAAACCCCGGACTTAAGTTAATTATTTCATATGCTGACCCAGAAGAAGGTCATTATGGTGGTGTGTATCAAGCAGGCAACTGGATTTACAAAGGACTTTCTGCAAGTTCAGTAAAAGTTTGGTATAAAAACAAATGGTCACACAAAAAAACTGTTGATGATTCTGGTGTTGACCAGAGGAATTTACGAAAAAAGAAAGTGGCAGGAAAACATACATATTTGATGCCACTTGACAAAAATATGAGAAAAAACATAATTGTTTTATCCAAGCCTTATCCGAAACGCGCATCAAGTGAAACCAGTGACACGCCAGACTTCCAGTCTGGAAAGGGCGGTGCAACTCCGACCGATGCGCTCCATCCTTCTGAAGAATAATGGCGAAGAAGGATAATATTGCAAAAGACAACGGAAAATCACCAACTGTTCCAGTCTCAACGCTTGCAAAGCTGTTCAATCTTACTTCTGTTCGTGTTCAGCAATTAGCTGCTGACGGCATTATACAAAAGTCAGGACGGGGGCGCTATGACCTTTGGCCTAGTGTCCGGGCTTACATTGCTTATCTGCAAGAACGAAAAGTCAACCAATGGGATAGTGACACAGATGACCCAACTGAAATTAAAAAGCAGCAATTGCGACGAACCAAGGAAGAAGCCGACAAGCTTGAACTTGCCAATGCCCGAACCCGAGGTGAGCTTGTGGAAGTGTCTAAGGTCAAGCGATTAGGTGAACAGGTGATGAGCGGAATCAAGACCAAGATTCTCAATATGCCGCTGACAGACGACGAAAAGGACAAGTGTTTGCGTGATTTGTTGAGCCTTAAAGATTTAGATTACAGCGACAAGTGAACATTCAAATCCAAGACATCGCTGAATCGTGGCTTACAGTCTACGAACCGCCGCCCCGGGTAACAGTCTCAGAGTGGGCTGATGAATACCGCTTTCTTTCGCCGGAGTCATCAGGGCAGCCGGGGAAGTATTCTTCTGACGTGACGCCATACGCTCGCGAATGGATGGACTCAATCAACGACCCGGAAGCAACCGGGACCGTGCTGATGGTTGGAGCGCAATTAGGAAAGACTGAAGTTCTCAACAACATGATTGGATATTTTGTCGATGTGGAGCCTTCACCGATGTTAATGGTGCAGCCGACGATTGAGATGGGTGAAGCATGGTCAAAAGAGCGACTTGCACCGATGTGCCGAGACACGCCGCGCATCAAGGACAAGATTGCCGATGTGAAATCACGAACTAGCGGCAACACAATTTTGCACAAAACCTTCCCGGGCGGCAACTTGGCTATTGCCGGAGCTAATGCCCCGGCTGGCTTGGCATCACGTCCAAGGCGGGTTGTGTTACTTGACGAAGTTGACCGCTACCCAGTAACAGCAGGAAGTGAAGGTGACCCGTCAAGCTTGGCGATAAGGCGAACAGAGACTTTCTGGAACGCTGTAATCGTAATGACATCAACGCCAACAGTTAAAGGCCGGAGTAGAGTTGAGACTGAGTTTGAGTCAAGTGACCAGCGAAGATTTCACGTTGATTGCCCAGAATGCGGCTACTCTCAAAGCCTTAAATGGGTAAACGTGCAATGGGAATCGGAAGACGGCAGTGATGCGTGGCTTCAATGTGAAGGTTGCAAGGCAAAGCTGACCGACGAGCAGCGGATTGAGATGGTCAAAGCAGGGAAATGGGTGCCAAGCTACCCGGAACGCACAAGCCGGGGCTATCATTTGCCCGGAATTGCATCACTTTTTCGGCACAAAAAGGGTTATAAATCGCGATTGCACCAGATGGCTGCCGACAATATCAGAGCCAAAAAATCAGGAAAAGAGACGCTTAGGACGTGGATAAACACGTTTTTAGCTGAAACTTGGGAAGATGAAGGCGAAAGTGTGGCATGGGAGCCGTTAATGCAACGCCGGGAAGATTGGGGTGATTTTCCGAAAGACGCTCTTATTTTAACTGCTGGCGTTGACATCCAAGGAGACCGTTTTGAAGTCGAGATTGTCGGCTGGGGTGAAGGAGAAGAGTCTTGGAGCATTGACCACTACAACGTGATGGGTGATTTCAACTCACCGGACACACAAGCCGCACTTGATGAGATTCTGCAAAAGAAGTTTACACACCCGAGCGGTGTGGAGCTACCAATCACTTGCACGTTTATCGACTCAGGACACAAAACAAAAGCCGTTTACTCATTTACCAAACCAAGAGAAGGCCGAAGAGTTTACGCTTGCAAAGGTATGGGTGGCCCGGGTGTGCCGTTA